AACTTTACATATAGCTAAACAAAAAAAATTTTCAGCAAAAATCCAGTAAACCAAGGGCAACACGGGGTAATACGAACAGGAATACGAATGATTCTCGGTACCACATTGGGCGCAAATAGGTCTTATACTACGGGCATGAACATAATATATACACTATGGACTCTACTTAATATCAGTTTGTATTTAATACTACTGTATCTTTTCTGCTTGTCGCTGATAATCTTTTAGTTTATACTTAAACCCTAGCTGCAAATAATACAAGGTGTAACAGCAAACACATGCAAGAACAAGACAACCAAGAACACAAAGTTATTGTGCCTAACATAGAAGATAATGTGGCATTACCTAAGAATGCGCGCGAAGCACTACCAGAGATGTCTCCTAGTGAAGAATTAACTATGCGGTCAAACACAGTGAAGTTAATTAGTGACCTAGCACAAGAAAACATAGAACCATCACGTGAAAACATGGAAGAGGCTGAAGAAGTAGCTAAGGAAATGATGAAGAATCCTGAGTTAAAGCCTGATTTCGGCACGTACCCTAACGAGACTATAGCTTACCTTGCCGGCATGGTGTCGCAGACTAGTCATATGGTGGCTAAAGACCTAGCAGAGATTAAACTATCAGTCCTAAATGGGCTATTACAGGAAGCAGCACTGGCTAAAAGCCCTCGTGAACGCATATCAGCGTGGAAAGCAGTGGGTGAAATAGACGGAGTGGACGCATTCAAGAAGAAAACAGAGATTACCCACATCAATAAGTCGGGTGAAGAGCTAGAAAAAGAGCTATTAGAAACTATTGAGCAACTCAAAGGCAAAACAATAGAAGGTGAAGTCTTAAAAGACGATGATTAGCTCAGAAGACCTAGAGTTATTACAGCAACAGATACCTAATATGTCTGAGAGAGACAGACAGAGACACTTAACGCTATTAACACAGTACAAGAAGGAACTAACCAAGACTAAGGGTGAGGCTAACTTCCTAGACTTCATTAAGCACGTCTACCCAGACTATAAAGTAGGAGAACATCATGCAAGACTGGCTAAATTATTTGAAGAAATCGCAAACGGAAAGAGAAAACGAGTTATTGTCAATATCGCGCCTCGTCACGGAAAATCAGAACTTATTTCCTATTTGGCTCCGGCTTGGTTTTTGGGTAAACATCCAGCAAAAAAGGTTATTATGGCATCTCATACAGCTGACCTTGCAGTTAACTTTGGTCGTCGGGTACGTAACCTCGTGGGTTCGGAACAATATAAAGATATCTTCCCTGACATCAGCTTACAAGCGGATAGTAAATCAGCCTCACGCTGGGGTACGAATTATAATGGTGAGTATTTCGCTATTGGCGTTGGTGGTGCTTTGGCAGGTAGGGGTGCTGACCTATTTATAATCGACGACCCACATTCAGAGCAAGATGCCAAACTGGGCAAAGGCGACGTGTTCTTGCCAGCTTGGGAATGGTTTCAAAGCGGACCACTACAGCGTCTGATGCCGGGGGGAGCGATAGTAGTAGTGATGACGAGATGGTCGAAGCTAGACCTAACGGGACAGATAATCAACCAGATGACCAAGAACGAGGATGTGGATGACTGGGAGGTAGTAGAGTTCCCAGCGATACTAGAAGATAAGAAGGGAAATGAAGTACCACTATGGCCTGAGTTCTGGTCGCTAGAAGAACTAAAAGCAAGACGTGCTGCACTGGATATAAGATATTGGAACGCACAGTATCTACAGAATCCGACATCAGAAGAAGGTGCTTTAATTAAAAGAGAGTGGTGGAACATATGGGAAGAAGATGACCCACCTCCGTGTGAGTTTATTATAATGACACTTGATGCTGCTCAAGAAGCAAACAACAGGGCTGACTATAATGCACTAACAACTTGGGGCGTATTCTTAAATGAAGAGACAGACAACTACGCAATCATATTATTAAATGCAGTAAAGGAACGACTAGAGTTTCCAGAACTCAAAGCTATGTGTCTAGAAGAGTATGAGGAGTGGGAACCAGACGCATTTATTGTAGAGAAAAAATCTAATGGCGCAGCTTTATATCAAGAGTTTAGAAGAATGGGAATACCTGTTGGAGAATTTACGCCTGGAAAGGGACAAGATAAGATTAGCCGTGTTAATGCTGTGTCTGATCTCTTTAGTGGTGGTGTTGTTTGGGCACCAGACAAACGTTGGGCGCATGAGGTTATTGAGGAATGTAACGATTTCCCTAGTGGTGCCAACGACGACTTGGTTGACTCCACAACTCTAGCACTGTCAAGGTTTAGGCAAGGCGGTTTTATTCGATTGCCGAATGATGAAGAGGATGATATAGTATTGTTTAAAAGTCAAAAAGGCAGAAAATATTATGCCATTTAAGAGGACACAACATGGACGTAGATAAGGCTTTATACGAAGCTCCCAAAGGATTAGAAGAAGAAACTGAAGAAGTTGAGGCTATTGAGGTTATTGTAGATGGCGATGAACTTGAAGACGCTATAGAAGAGGCTATAGAAGTAGACGAGACTTTTGATGATAACTTAGCTGAAGAACTAGATGAAAAGTATCTAGCAGAACTATCATCAGAATTACTAGAAGGATTTAATAATGATTGTGACTCTAGAAAAGATTGGTTACAAACATATGTTGATGGCTTAGAACTTCTAGGACTTAAAATAGAAGACCGTAGTGAACCTTGGCAAGGTGCATGCTCTGTGTACCACCCGTTACTTTCTGAAGCATTAGTTAAATTCCAAGCTGAAACAATGATGGAGACCTTCCCAGCTGCAGGCCCTGTGAAGACTTCTATTGTTGGTAGAGAAACACCTGAGTGTATGGAAGCTGCTCAACGTGTTCAAGAGAATATGAACTACCAGCTTTTAGAACAGATGCCTGAGTTTAGACCTGAACATGAAAGAATGTTATGGGGTTTAGGATTAGCGGGTAACGCGTTTAAAAAAGTTTATTATGACCCAGCATTAGAAAGACAAGTATCACTATTTGTTCCAGCTGAAGATATGGTTGTACCTTATGGTGCTTCTAACTTAGAATCAGCAGAGCGTATTACTCATGTAATGCGTAAGACAGAACAAGAACTTCACAACTTACAAGAAATAGGATTCTATAGAGATGTAGAGCTAGGAGAACCTACACGTGATATAGACCAAGTTGAGAAGAAGATAGCAGAAGAGATGGGTTTTGATGCATCTAATGATGATAGATATAAAATACTAGAGATGAATGTAAACCTTGACTTAGAAGGTTTTGAAGATAAAGACGGAAGTAGAAAAACAGGAATAGCTCTACCTTATATTGTAACTATAGATAAAGGCACGACTGAGATTTTGTCAATCCGACGCAACTGGAACCAAGATGACGACAAGAAACAGAGACGAGAGCATTTTGTTCATTATGGCTACGTACCAGGATTCGGTTTTTATTGCTTTGGATTGATACATTTAATTGGAGGATTTTCAAAATCAGGCACAATGTTACTAAGACAGTTAGTAGACGCAGGAACATTATCTAATCTCCCAGGTGGATTTAAATCCAGAGGATTGAGAATTAAAGGTGATGATACTCCTATTGGTCCAGCTGAGTTTAGAGATGTCGATGTTCCTTCAGGTACTATTAGAGATAATATTCTACCACTTCCTTATAAAGAACCAAGTCAAGTCCTTGCACTTTTAATGGATAAGATTATTGACGAAGGTAGACGCTTTGCTTCTGCTGCAGATATGAAAGTATCTGATATGTCAGCTAACTCTCCAGTAGGTTCTACTCTAGCTATTCTAGAAAGAACACTGAAAGTAATGTCAGCAGTTAATGCTCGTATTTACTATGCAATGAAAAAAGAGTTAGGATTACTTAAAGGTTTAATTAGAGATTATACTGACCCTGATTATGTATATGACCCTGCATCAGGAACTCCAGGTGCTAAACAAGATGACTACGACAAGGTTAATCTAATTCCTGTAGCTGACCCTAATGCTGCAACTATGGCACAGAAGGTTGTTCAGTATCAAGCAGTTATGCAATTAGCTCAACAGAATCCAGACATCTATGACTTACCAGAATTAAACAAACAGATGCTAGATGTATTAGGAGTTAAGAATGCAGAAAAACTTATACCTAATAAAGAAGATATTAAGAGTGCTGCACCTGTAACAGAGAATATGAATATTATTAATGGTAAGCCAGTCAAGGCATTCCTAGAACAAGACCATGAAGCACATATCCAAGTTCATATGGCATTCATGCAAGACCCACAAGTACAAGCAATGGTAGGTCAAAGCACAAAAGCTGGATTGATTACAGCTGCTATGGAAGCTCATATCGCAGAACATATAGCTTTCCAATATAGACTAGAAGTTGAGAAGCAATTAGGTGTACCATTACCTCCAGTAGAAGAACCTCTACCAAGAGATGTTGAAAATGAAGTAGCTAGACTAACAGCTGAAGCTGCAGGAAAAGTATTACAAAGCAGTCAACAAAAAGCTGCTCAAGAAGAACAACAGAAACAACAAGAAGACCCAATACTTCAAATGCAAAAACAAGAACTTCAAATTAAACAACAAGAGTCTCAAGCTAAGAGTCAGAAGATGATGGCAGATGCTCAACTTGAGAAAGAGAAGTTTGAGTTTGAGAAACAGAAAGCTACAGTTGAAGTTCAGAAAGATGTAATGATGGAACAAGCTAGACTTAAATCTCAAGAGACTATTGTAGGAGCTAAGATTGGAGCAGATGCTGAACTGAAACAAAAAGAAACTACAGCTAAAGAAGTATTAGAAGGTGCAAAATTAGGAGCGTCAGCAATCAACAAACAAAAAGATGTTGAGTTACGCTTACAAGAATCTCAGATGCGAAATGATGCTATGGTAAAAATGACTGAGCAAAATCAGAAAAACCAACAGCAGAATAACGCACCTAAGACAAACCCATCCAATAATGGAGATAACAACTAACCGAAAGGAAAATTATGTCACAGACTGAAACGCTCGTGCTTCTAGCATCCCAGGTAGAAGAGAGACGCAAAGTAGTATTAGATGATTTGGGACTGGGGGTTCGCGACCACCAAGCATATGTATCAGCAGTAGGAGAAATGGCAGGATACATGCGTGTACAACAATTAATATCAGAGATGTTACAAGCAAGAAAAACAGAGGACGAAGCTTTTGAAAGTAGTCCAACTGATAGTGTTGTTAAGAAGGAGGGCAAGTAATGACTATTGCAACTCCTAACAATCAAATAGTCTCCAGTTCTGGAGCACCTATTAAAACTAAAAACACAACTACCACTGAAGGAAAGAAAGTAAGTGAAGCAGAAGCTAAAGCAAAACTAGCGTCTCAACTTCCTGACGTTAAAGGGTTCCGTTTATTATGTATGGTACCTCAAGCTGAAGAAGCTTATGAAAGTGGGTTGATTAAATCAGATGAAGTTAAAAGAGTTGAGGAGCATTCGACTGTATGTTTGTTTGTTATGCAACTTGGAGATTTAGCTTACCAAGATAAGGAAAGATTCCCATCAGGTGCATGGTGTAAAGAAGGAGATTTTATTATTACACGTGCCTACTCAGGAACTAGAATTAAAATTCACGGAAAAGAATTCAGAATTCTGAATGATGATATGGTCGAAGCAGTAGTATCTGACCCTAGAGGATATGAACGTGCGTAATAAAGAGTATGACAAAGCGTATCATCTGAAGAACAAAGAGAAACGTAATGCTCAATCTAGAGCTTATCGTGAGGCTAATAAAGAAAAGTGTAATGCTCAAGCTAAAGCTTATTATGAAGGCAACAAAGAGCGATGGACTGAGTATAAAGCTAAATGGTATCAAGAGAACAAAGCGTATTATAGAGCAAAAGATGCATTACGAGGGTCTCGTAAGAAAGCAACAAATGAGATTACAAGTTCTGAAGATAAAGAAATACTTAGAGAAATTTATGCGTTAGCTAAACAACGAACCTTAGAAACAGGGTTTGCTTGGGAAGTTGACCATATACAACCGATATCGAAAGGTGGTAAACACTCATTAGATAATCTACAGGTGGTCCCAAGAATTTGGAATCGTCGTAAACACAACCGCAACGCTGATAAGTACGTCAGTGCACAGGAGAAATAAAATGGCTGAAATTATAAATGAAATACCAGACGAAGTAGATATGGAAGGTGAAGAACTGGAGGTAGATTTAGACGCTGCTAAGAAAGATAGTGATGGTAAAAAGT